TTGATGAATCTAAATCCAATAACCCCTTTGCTTATTATACCGCTGCTGTTACTAATAGCTTTGTGCGTGTTATTAACCTAGAGAAACGCAATCAAAACATACGTGACGACATATTAGAAATGAATGACTTGTCTCCTAGTTATACACGTCTACATCAAGGCGAATGGGAAGCTGCTGTCAAACGTGAAGCAGAGAAGAAGAAATAATCTCTTGACTTTATTTGAAAAATCAGCTAAAGTAAAAATCTACACACGAGGTATGACATTTGTTTAAAAAAGCAGCAGTATTCACTGACATCCACTTTGGACTTAAAGGTAACAGTCGAGTTCACAATCAAGACTGTGAAGACTTTGTAGACTGGTATATCAAAACTGCTAAAGCTAATGGTTGCGAAACTGGTATTTTTTGTGGTGATTGGAACCACAATCGAAACAGTCTTAACCTAACAACCATGGATGCAGGTATTCGAGCACTGGAAAAACTAGGCGAAGCATTTGAAAACTTCTATATGTTTGCCGGTAACCACGATTTGTACTACAAAGACAAGCGTGATGTCAAGTCAACAGAGTTTGCAAGACACATTCCAGGTATTACAGTAGTAGATAGCATCCAAGTTATTGAAGATGTAGCACTGGTTCCGTGGTTGGTAGGTGACGAGTGGCGGCGTATTGAAAAGATTCAATCCAAATACTTGTTTGGTCATTTTGAACTACCCAGTTTCTATATGAATGCTATGGTACAAATGCCAGATCACGGTGAACTCAAGTCAGAACACTTCAAGAACCAAGAGTATGTGTTTAGCGGACACTTCCACAAGCGTCAGAAACAGGGTAAGATACACTATATCGGTAATGCTTTTCCACATAACTATGCAGACACGTGGGATGACGAACGTGGTATGATGATATTGGACCGTGAGAACGATGCGGAACCCGAATATGTTAACTGGCCAGAGTGTCCCAAGTACCGTACAGTCAAGTTGTCACGGTTGATTGACGAGAAAGACACACTTATCAAGCCAAACATGTACTTGAGAGTAACACTTGACATTGATATCAGCTTTGAGGAAGCGACATACGTTAAAGAAACCTTTATGGAACAATACGAGTGTAGAGAAATCACACTGATTCCTCAGAAACATATAGAAGAAATATCATCCGAACTGAATATTGATCAGTTTGAAAGTGTGGATCAGATTGTAAGTAAAGAGATCCAAGCAATAGACACAGAAACATTTAACAAAAAAATGTTATTAGACATATACAACGAGCTAGCATGATTAAAATCAAAGACTTAACTGTAAAAAACTTCATGAGTGTGGGTAATGTTACCCAAGCAGTAGACTTCAACCGAGAACAACTTACACTTGTGCTAGGTGAAAACCTAGACCAGGGCGGCGACGATACTGGATCACGCAACGGTACAGGTAAAACTACTATTATCAATGCCTTGAGCTATGCATTGTACGGTCAAGCACTTACAAACATCAAACGCAATAACTTGATTAACAAAACCAACAGCAAAGGCATGTTAGTTACACTTAACTTTGACAAAGGTGGAAATAGTTATCGCATCGAACGTGGTAGATCTCCTAATGTACTAAAGTTTTATGTCAACGACCTTGAACAAAAAGATGATTTGCACGACGAATCACAAGGAGACAGTCGCAAAACACAAGAAGCTATCAATGATTTGCTAGAAATGAGTCATGATATGTTTAAACATATCCTTGCACTTAACACATATACAGACCCTTTCTTGAGTATGCGGGCAAATGATCAAAGAGCAATTATTGAACAGCTACTTGGCATTACTATTCTTACCGAAAAGGCTGAAATACTTAAAGAAAAAGTAAAACAAACCAAAGATTCTATTACAGAAGAAACATTAAAAATCAATGCTATAGAAGCAAGTAACAAAAAGATACAACAAAGCATCGAAACGTTGATTGGTAGACAACGTGCATGGGAATCAAAGCGTAGAGATGACATTCAAAAACTTTCTAAGGGCATTGACGAACTAGAAAAACTAGATATTGATGCAGAACTAGAGTTACACGACAAACTTGCTAACTGGAACGAGTTGAACAACAAAATAACCGCCTTAAATAAGGAGAAAAGCACACTAGAGAGTGCACTACTACGTGCCGATAGCTCTGTAAAAAAGGCTGAAAAAGACATCTCAAATCTAGATGATGCTACTTGTTACACATGCGGACAAGCACTGCATAACGATAAAAAACAAGAAATATTGTCTAAAAAACAAAAAGAACTTAACGATTCTTTGGCATATCAGCTAGAAGTAGCCAACAAACTCGAGTCTGTTATGAAAGATTTAGACGAAATAGGTATTATTAATGGTAGGCCGAGTACATTTTACGAAAGTATGAAAGAGGCATATGAGCATAGAAACAATGTTGCTAATCTTAAACAAGCACATGCAAACAAAGAAATAGAACAAGATCCGTATCAAGAACAGATCGACGATCTAAAAGAAACTGCATTGCAAGAAATAAACTGGGAACCTGTTAATCAACTTACAAGCCTTAAAGAACATCAAGAGTTTTTGTTAAAACTTTTAACAAACAAAGATAGTTTTATTCGTAAAAAGATTATCGATCAAAACTTAGCATACCTAAACAACAGACTAACATATTATCTTGACCGACTTGGACTGCCACATCAAGTCACATTCCAAAATGATTTGTCGGTTGAGATTACACAACTAGGTCAAGACTTGGACTTTGATAACCTATCTCGAGGCGAACGCAACAGACTTATACTTGGTATGAGTTGGGCATTCCGTGATGTTTGGGAATCATTGTATGAAGGTATCAACTTGTTGTTTATTGACGAGCTTATTGACAGCGGTATGGACACTGCTGGTGTTGAAAACAGTTTGGCTGTGCTCAAGAAAATGGGCAGAGAAAGACAAAAGAATGTGTTCCTTATTTCACACAAGGACGAACTAGTCGGTAGAGTCAACCATGTAATGAAAGTTATCAAAGAAAACGGCTTTACTTCATATGAGAATGATATAGACATAGTAGAATGAGCGACGATATCCACGATCAACTAATGCAAACTGTATTAGATTACCATAAAGCTAGCGAAGAGTTTGAAACTCGTCCTAGTTTTCGTAATACAAGAACTATCAGACGTGAGTTAAGAAAACTTATTACCCTGTGTAGACAAAGACAAGACGAGGCACAAGATGCTTTTAACAAGCATCTAGAAGAATATCATAAAAAATATCCAAAAAAGAGACCTAAGGCAAAATCCAACGGTACATAATGTATGAGTTGGATGTATCAAGGCAAACCTGTTAAAGAAATATCAGATGAATACGAAGGCTTTGTATATCTAATAACAAATCTCAAAACAAATCAAAAATACGTAGGCAAAAAACTAGCAAAGTTTAAAACAACCAAGCCACCACTAAAAGGCAAGAAGAACAAACGCAGAGGCTACAAAGAATCAGACTGGCGTGACTACTGGGGAAGTTCAGATAGACTCAACGAAGATGTAAAAAACTTAGGCGAAGAAAACTTTACTCGTGAAATACTTTACTTTTGTCGTTCACGAGCAGAAATGAGTTACATTGAAGCAAGAGAACAGTTTGACAGGCGTGTATTAGAAACAGACGAATACTACAACGGCATCATCAATGTACGTGTAGGTGGCAGTGACAAACTACGTAAGGCTCTACTAGAACAAAACAACAAGGCTATATAACGGACTCTGTAAAAAAATCCAAGATCCAGCCGAGGTAAAGCTCGTTGCCGGTGGTATGGAATGTCCGCGTGAAGAAGTATACGATAGGCTTTAAAAGATAGTGGCTCTGAGAAAAAGCAACCACATGGTAAGTGTTTTCGCTTGTTAGGGAATAACTGCCTTCCGTTGATATGACGAAGCTAGAGTAGGGGGATACAGGTCAACCGCCTCCACTTAATGTTAAGTCAAAGTAACATTAACTTGTTTAGTGTTAATTTGAAATAACATTAAAATCTCTTTTAACAAGATGGCTGAAGCGACTCGAATGATGTTTCAAAGCTACCTTCGCCCGGCAACGGGCGAATTATGACTTCACAATCTGAATGATATTAAAAGCATATGCATACGCATATGCCTTATTAGTATTATAATCACAAAGACATATATCGTGTTGAGCGATAGCGATAACACAGATGAACGTAGTTCATCTTATATATTATAAATACACTATACAGCCAGGTAATATCTATATGAAACTTCTTGAACTCTATGAAGAACCAATAACAAAGAAAAATGATTTTCTGTTTGAAGACCGCTTCTTGATCGAAGCAGCAACCAATGTTGACGAAATCCCATTGGGTAGAGGAGGTCGTGCAAGTATTATTCCGCTTGAAGGCGGCAAAACACGACTGGTTATTATTGAAGATCCAGCAAGATTACAAGATGCTCAAGTTTATGATTTTACTAGAAACCGTGATGCTGTTGCAGCTCGACAAGCATTTGCAGATAATAATACTACAAGTTTTAACAGAGCAGTTCAGAGAGGCACACAAGTTGATGCGACTAGATTTCAAAATGTAGACGATTACATGCGCAGAGCGCAAAACATGTCTCAAGATGAAATGGCAAGAAAAAACGGACTAGCATCAAGAGTGATAAGAGGTACTGGAAGAATATTAAGATATTTTGTTCCTGTGCTTACCTTAGCTGGTTTAGCGTACGAAGAATGGCTTACAACTTTAGCAGCAATAGATTTAGTAGATGAAGACAACAATCTTTCACAAGACGAAAAAAGAGAACTCAAGTCTATCATCCGCGGAGTGTCATATACCAAACTTGGTATCTTAACACTTTGGATCGTTCGTAGAGCAACTGCACTTAGAAAAATAATCATAGCTGCAAGAACAGCAGTTGCAGCAGGTAGCTTGTTTACAGGTCCGTTTGCATGGGTTCCGTTTATTTTAGGTCAAGTGGCTATTACCGTTGCAGTTGCTCTGTTAAACAGACCAGCAGTAAAAGTTGCTTTTGCTGATTGGTTAGCAGGAAACATAATGGGTGACTTGTTTGAAGGTGTTGAAACACTGGTTAACACAGCAGCAAGTATGTTAGATAGTCTCACAGGAGGACTGATAGGCAGTCAGAATCTTAATCGTGCAATAGGTTGGGAAGAAGGTGCACTGGATGCTGGTGTGCAAGGTGAAGTTGTAGCCAGTAGCGAATGGGCAAAACTTGTTTTCCAAGATATAATCTTTCCACCGGATATGGATCCACTAGAAGTTCCGTACTTTAATGAAGCGCAAAGAACAAACATGTTGAGACAAGCATTCCAAGATGACGGGTTTGCTTTAGAAACTGGTGAAGAACAGCCAGATGAACAGCCTGCCGTACCTCCTGAGGATCAACCTTTTGAAGTACCAGAAAGACCAACTAACGAAGAAGATCCGTTTGAAGTACCAGAAAGACCTGCACCTGCTTGAGGCAGCGGACGTTAAATCAAAGGCATCTTAGCTGTTTTGGTATTTTCAATATTTTCTTTTATGATATTTGTAATCACAGAATGATCATCTAGATCAGTGTCGGTGAGCAGTTGCTCAAAAGACAAACCACCTCTCATATACCAAGTCATACGATAGCATGTATCTTTGATGCCTTTTATTTCTGTTTCGTATTGTTCGGCTAACGAGTTTATCTCGGCATCAGTAAGTTTCGTTAGCCTTTCCCGAAAAAATCCGATTGGTCCAACGACACATTTATTTTATATTTGTGTTCACACTCGCCGCACTGAACATCTTTCAATGGCATACTCCAGGCTTTACTATTTTTTTCCATGTGCTGTTTGATAGCTCTAAAAATAGTAACATCGTTTCCTTCTATCCATTCTATGATTTCTTTTTTATCACTTTCAACTTGTCCGTCTATTTCAACACTTAGAACACTTGAATAAATCAGTTGGACTGCTTGATTAGCTATCTGATTAAGTAACTGATCTGTCATCTGTGCACGGTCTTCTTCTGATTTTATGTTTGGAACTTCTATATTGATTGCACGTTGATATGCTATAGTTTGTTTTTGATTTTCAGTCATCTCTTTGTAAGTGATAGGACGAGTTTTAATAATGTAATCATCAACTTTTAACGTGTCATCGTATTTGCATTTTTGATAATGATCTAAAAACTGTTGTAGATTTAACTCGTAGGTATTTTCTTGCCTACACTTAGGACACTTACTGTTAACATTCATAGACGTTCCGTATGTAGCCATTCTTATTGCAATAAGAACAGTATCGATATCTAGTGTAACAAGGTTCCATGGATCTTGAATACTAGGAATACAACTTGAAATATTTTCTACAGTTGCTTTACCGTTTATCAATGCATCAGGTGTTTTAAATAGGATTTCGTCTTTGGCTGTCATACTAAACACAGCCAACTGAGTAGTCACATCGTTATAAAAAGTATTAGACTTAGTATACTGACCTCCGCTTGGTAAGTCAATAAAAAGTTTTGGCTGCCTTCTATATTTTTTCAAAGGACTTTGATTTTCAGAGTTATCCATAGTTTTTTCCTGTAGGTAAATACATTATAGTTCTATTTATAGGTAGATTAAACACGGAGTTTTTGATTTGGCAGACGAAATACCAGGTCTCAGTTTGTTCACAGGAGAGTTAAGACAAGCTACAAGTGCGGCAGTTGGTCTGGGCGGCGAACTTCTAAGTGGTAGTCAAAAACTCAGCGATTACAGTGCTGCTCTTGTTGGAAATACCAAGATACTAGGCAATCTTGGAAAAGTTGTAAACGGTTTAGTACAGTTTGCTGAACAAAGTTTAGAAGAATATCAAACACTTTCTGGTATTGGTGCTAGTTTTGGCAAAGATATGACTCAAATCAAAGTTGCAGCAGCAGAACTAGGCATGACTGTAGCAGACATGAGCAAGTTCCTAATGGACAACAGTGAAAGTCTAAGATCGTTTGGTGGTACAACTGATCAAGCTATAAGTAGATTCCGCAACTTTAGTAAAGAAGTTTTAGATAGCCAAGTTGGAACAGAACTACGTAGACTAGGTTATACCGCAGCAGATATAAACGAAACACTAGTTACATATAATGAAATAGCACAGCAAGATGGCTTAAACAATAGACGTAGTTCACAAGAACAAGCACAAGCTGCTCAGGATTTTGCCATTGAGTTAGATAGATTAAGCAAGTTAACTGGCAAACAACGTGCAGACCTTGCTGAAGAAATGAAAGAAGCTAGAGCCAGAGGTAATGTTCAAGCATTGCTAATGGGCAAAAGTGCAGATCAGCAAGAAGCGTTTACAAGGACTATGACAGAGTTAAAGAACACTCTTGGTCCGCAATATGAACAACTGTTCTTAGAAATGGCACAGTTTGGTGCTCCTATTAGTAAATCTGCCCAGCAAGCATATCTGACTTTAGGTAGTGCACAGGACGAGTTTGAAGGAATGGTAGCAAATGCTATGGATCCTAATGGACTTGCTTCAAGTGTAGAAGCTACCCAAGGTGCGTTTTTAAACTATCAAAAAACACAAGAAAGTGCTAACTTAGCATTGCTAAGTGGAGTAAGTGATATCGGTGATGCTGCTGCTCAAGGTTATGAAAGCAGTTATGCTTTTGCAAATGCTATGGATGCTGCTGCCGAAGCAGGAGAGTCACCAGCAGAAGCATTAGAACGCACTAACCTTGCTATTGCAGAAGAACAACTTACGCAAATGCAAAACACAGGTGGTATTATAGATGCTACCATTCAAATGCAAGAAGCTGTAAGAGACCTTACTGTAACAGCAATGAGTGAAGTAATGCCTAGACTTGAGTCAATGGCAATGCAAGGCATTCAAATGTTCTTGGACAACATGCCAAGCAGCCAAGAGATTGCTGCACAACTTGGCGGAGCAGTGGGTAATCTATTTAATGCAGCAGAAGCAAGTGCCTATAGAAACGAAGCGTTAGATGCACTTAATAACTTTATGCAGCAATACGGAACAACCGACACTAGCCTACAAGAACAACAGTTAGAAAGACTAGGTGCTAACACCGAAGCTGTTACAACAACAGCCGAAGAAGAAGAAGCAGGCAACAACGAAAGACACGAAGCAACACAAGCTGCTTTAGAAGAAGCTAGAGCTCAAGTTGCAGAAACTGAAGAAAACTTAGCTGCATTACAAGCACAACAAGATAGATTGATTGCAGAAGGAAACACTGCATCTATAGAAGCGGCAGCAGATATAGAAACGCAGATACGTGAAACTGAAGCTTCATTACAACAGCACATAGCAGAAGCTGCTAGAGCTAGTGCAGCAGAAGCAGCAGCTAGATTAAACGTACCTTTAGCAACCAGCGGTAGAGCCGAAGGAGGAAGTATTGCTCCAGGTGAAATAGCAATGGTAGGTGAAGCAGGCCCAGAGTTTATGGCAGGTCCGGGTATGGTAATGAGTGCTAAGACCAGTATGGGTGTAATGGGCAATCTTATGAGAAGTATAAGAGGATTGCAACAAAATGTTCAAAGTCAGGACAGTTCTCGAGAAGAAACGATAAGTACTATTAGAGAGGCAGTGTCGTCAACAAGTAGCATGTCTGACCAAAAACTTGAACAAATGATTCAGATATTAGGCCAGATTGCAAGATTACAAGGCACTTCCGGAGACCATGCAAAAGCGATGATAAGAGCAACAAAAGGTTTACAGGGTAATATGTTAAAAGGAATAGGCGCATGAGTTGGAAAAAATATTTTACACCAGTTCCAACTGCGGACAACAGAAGTGGTAGCTACAGTCCTTTCAGTATGAAAGGAATGGGAAATGTAGGACCGGCAGCAGCTAACTATTCCTCACACTTGCCGGATGTATATGTTGGTTCTCCTAATCGTATTGAACGTTATAACCAATACAATACAATGGATAGTGACAGTGAAGTTAATGCTGCACTTGATATTTTAGGTGAGTTTACTACACAAAAAAACAAACAAAACAACTCTCATTTTACTATTGATTTTAAAAAAGCTGCAACAAACAGCGAAGTACAAGTTTTAGGACAGTACTTACAACAATGGTGTAAACTTAATCAGTTTGAAACCCGTATGTTCCGTATTTTAAGAAATGCATTCAAGTATGGAGATCAGTTTTTTATACGTGATCCTGAGACACAAAAATGGTTTCATGTTGATCCTAGTCAAGTAACAAAAATTATTGTAAATGAAAGCGAAGGCAAGAAGCCAGAACAGTATGTTATAAAAAATCTTAACTTTGCATTTGATGCACTTGAAGCAACACCATTGAACACAACCAACAGTTATGGACCAGGAGGTACAACCCCTGGTTATCAAACCATTACGCAAAAGCAAGCTACAGGAGGACACACTCCTAGTGGCAGCACAAGTAGATTTGCGTCAGAACATGATGAAACTCATGTTGACGCTCAACATGTTGTTCATTTAAGTATGAGCGAAGGACTTGATCAAAACTTTCCTTTTGGCAACAGTCTACTGGAAAGTATTTT